TATTTTGACTTTTTCATGCCACCGCCAGCCATATATTTAGTATTTTTGCTTCTTCCGCCACCAGCCATGTATTTAGTATTTTTACTTTTACCACCGCCAGCCATACCTTTAGTTGTTTTTTTGCCTGCCATAATCTCCTCTCTATTAAATAAATATAATACTCTGTTTTACCAGAGTATTATAAATTAGAATGATACTACTTTTTTTTAGTAGATTTCTTTTTGGTTGTTGTTTTTTTAGTAGTTTTCTTTTTTGGTTTTTTACCACCAACATAAGCTTCATTTACATCAGGTGTAGACGGGTCATCAGCCACAAAGTGACC